AGCCTTGATGGATTGCTGCGTGGCCAGCTTAGTAGCGCTGTTAGACGCCATGTTATCTTCGTCTAAGATCCCATCAACCGTAGTGCTGCTGGCAATATTAAGGCTAGTATCAGTCGATAATGCACCATCTATATTAATGGCATTGTTAATATCGGTAGTACCTTCAATCTTATCGATGACATCGTTTAACTTATTGCGTACCGATAATCCGCTTTCACCGTTAGAAATAGTTCCCATCTTTGTCTCCTATCGCAGTTCGTGCCAGCGGGTATATGAACCAACAACTTTGTAATAATAATTATTCGGGATTATAGCAGATGCAGGAGCAGTTGTTGAGGCGTTACCGTTTGCTATGCTCAAATAAGTCACCCCATCAGATGAAACTTGCAGATAAGTTGTGCCAGTTCCCAACTGTACAGCTACATGAATAGCCTTGCCGCTTGTGTTTTGATAAGCAGTGCCAGCAGTGCGTGATCCACTAAGCTCCTGCCAAGTCTGAGAAACACCCACGCTATCAGGGGCAAACTGATCTATCGCAGCTTTTACCTTGGCGGGTGATACTAAGCTTTCTGTTGTGCCTGTTCCTGTTGTCCAAGCAGATGACGCCTGATCCCCTAACAAGCCCGTCTGAGTGCCAGAGGTATTCACAACAAGTGTGTTGTCCAATATTTGAAAGGCGTCATCAGTGGGGTGGATATAGGCCACATTAACAAATGCAGATCCATCCTTATCCTTAATCTTGAGAATGTTGTTTGTGCTATCAAACCATAATTGACCTGCGTAAGTAGTGCTTGGCTCACTGGAAGAAAGAGAATTGCTTGCCAGCGCTTGCAGCGCACTATTTAAATCTGTCCTAAAAGCAGCAGTTCCTTGGTTTGCAATCACCATGTCATTTGTTGACATCCTAATACTCCACTGTTCCTGTGGCAGCAGTCCATGCGCCAGTTACTTCATATGTATCACTATTAACTTCAAATTTAAACTTAAAGCCTCTAGCCTTGTAAACATTGCTGGTTATTCTTTGCCATTCCGACCAATCCGCAGATCCGCTAGGGGCATCTTGAGTAACAGCCACATAAGGAATTATCTGAACGTCAGATCTAAACTCTTTGTCAACATCATCAAACAAACCCTCTAAGTTATCAAATGCACCAAAGACAAAATCTATCTTTTGATTAGCATCCTTAAAGCTTTCCCAATTCCACCTAATAAAATCTATGTCAAATGTGACCCTTGCCGCTTGGCTTGTTGTTAAATCAATATATCCACTTCCCTCAAAAGAAGCAGTGCCAGAATTATCATCATCAGCAATTCGATAAATGCCATTAGGGTAAAAGGGGTTTGAACTGCCGCTAAGCGTTATCAATAAGGAATTATTTGCAAGCACCCAACTTGTCAATGTGCTGGAGCTTGTGAAGGTGTTATTTAGATCTGCTGATCTAAGCGTAGCTTTTGCAAAGTCTATGCTTGGTGTGCCATTCTTAGAAAAGGCTCTGATAACATAAGTTCCACGTCTTGTTCCGACAGTAGCAGAAGATGCTGGCCTTGGCACACTTTCCGCCCATGGAATTGTCTTATCCATTTTAACTAGATTAGTCGCTTTACCTGTTCCAGAGCCAACACCAGTGGCATGAAACTCTACGCCAACAGTATTTGCAGATGCACCTATAGCAGTAAAGTCTGTACTACCCACAGTGGAAATAACGTAATGCAATCCAGCCACAAAGCTGCCAGCACTAACTTCTTCACCATCGACAATATGGGTATGCCTGATTTCATAATGCGAAAGGGCTGCACTTTCCACAGGCTTCCAGTTTAGCTTGAGGTTTTGAATGTCTACATTCTCAATAGATAATTCTTCTGGTGATCCAATGTCACTGTCAGAACGTGGAACCTGAACATTCGCAACTGTTACATAACCACCGTTAAACCCCAAGCTGTTCAAGGCTCTTGCCCTGATAGAATATGTGCCAGACGGGAAATCCTTAAATCTTATGTTTTCAGGCGTTCCCTTATATAGCGTTTCAAAGTCAGTGTTGATGCTTACATTACCAAACAAGTATCTGCTGAATGTAGCAGGGTTGTTTATGATATGATTGTGCAGCGTATCTTCAATATAGATGTCGTATGATGTTGATGTGCGCTTGTAATAGTCTTCATAAGCAATACCATCAGAAACACCAACAGATCCACTGTTAGTAATATCGCCAAGCTTTCTGCCGCTTAAAACCGTATCTACAAACAAGCTTACACCGCCAGAAATGTCTTGAATAAGGCGCTCACGGTTAATCAAATCAGTAAAGTCAGATCGACTAACTTGCACTTCAATATTCTGAATGGCTTGAATATTATTAGATGCGATATTTACAACCAGATCTTTTTGCAGCCGTTCGTTAAATGACGATGTTTCTATATCAATGGTCATGCCAAAATTAGGGACAGCATTAAACAGTGGCAGGGTTGTATTGTTGGCTAATAGAGCTTCTTCTTCTGCCGCCCAAGAGAATGCTGCCTGACTTGTTTCTTGTAGCGTCATGGCAATACGCATATCACCAGCATCAGAGTTAGGATTTAACGCCCATGATGTAACTTCAAAGTCCTTATTAGACCAACCGTAACGATCAACAGTCAGCCTAACTATATCACCTACTTCAATTTCAAATGCTGACATGCCAAATTCAGCAGCAAATGTTATCTGCTCACGACCCCTAAACAAGGTTTGCTTTGCCAATCTCTGAGCCATCGACCCTGATGTAGTGAAAGGAAAGCTCAGGTTTAATACATTTTCAACGCCACCATCCTCAAATAAGAATGTGCCAGTGCTTTTGATCTGTGGATAATCTACAGAAATCCAATCCTGTGTGGCGTCCGTAAATGTACCTTGAACAGAGTTAAAATTGTCTCTTGAGCTTGATCGAGTTTTGACGGTGATGTCACTACGCAGATCATCTAAGGTAAAGTCTTTCACTGGCGTTGTATATGCACCAGCTTTTAGCTTCCACTGACCTGACCCCCAGAATAATGTGCCAGCACATGACGTAATCATCTGAGCTATGTTGGTTGCTGGTGTATTGTCAGCAGATAAAACCCCATGACATTCATATCTTTTCTCAGTGCCACCAGCGGCTAAAGTAACATCCTCATCGCAAATATTTGCAGCAGCTTGCAGCATAGTGTTGTCTATACGGCTATAATTGCTATCGCCTAATCCATAGTCAGCACGAAGATAGTCTGCGATACACAAAGCTGAGTTGGCGCTGTAAGTCCATGTGCTGCTGTCTGTTGCACTTTGACCGCCCTGCCTTGGGTCATATACCTTCTTGCCTTTTACGATGGCTGTAAAGTTTGGAATGCCGTTAGCAAATACATCTTGGTCATATTCCAATCGAACATATAGATAAGCTATTCCTGACCCTATACCAGAATTACTAGGCCAGTATTGATTTGCCGCTGTTTGATTGCCAGTGTACTTTATTATCCTAATTTTAGAGTTCCAAGGCGCACTTGTTACAAACCCATGAGAGGGGTTGAGCGTTACAAGTTCGTCATTAATATAAATATCACCAATCTCTTCTACTTCATGACCAGCGATAGCTATAATCATATGTAAAAGTAGGTTGTTAGATCCTTCTGTTTCTAAGTTGACAATAGTGCCGCCCTTGCGAACTTGACCATAAACATACTGTTGAGGTGCTAAAGCTGTTCTTGTGTTTACAAGTCTACCTTGGGAAGTTGACGATCCGAAATCAGGTATATCTGGCCCAAGAGCTTGAAGCGCAAATGATGTAACTGCTGTGCTAATTACATAAGTAGCAGCAACATAAAGTGCAGAACTACCTGCTATTGTTGATGTAACGCCAAATGCTTTTAAAACAGCAGCACCTATTGTCGCTGGCTCTCTAGGCACGTTATCCCATGAATTATAGCTCTTTAAGGTAATGTCACCAAGGCGGTATTTGCTCATCTTATATACGCCTCTCTTGCCGCTTCCACATTACTATAAACTAAACCAAAGGCTGATAAGAATACGCATTTCGTGCCAAGTGAAATGCCAAAAGACCGACCAGTTAAAAACCGTCTAGGAACAGAAATAGCAACCAGCGCACCCCTTGGCGGAATATAGTCAATCTTAGTAAGCTTTGTGGTTATTCCCTCTTCTAGCGTGTCAAAGCCAAACTCTTCTTTTAGCTGCGTATTGGTGACTAGATTATCACCTTTCATATATCGGCCTAGCCAATCATCGCACCAACCCTCACCATACATTCTATGGAATGCAGTATTGGTGAACGTCAAACAATCATGTTGACCCCATACAAATGGCTCATCTCTTACTTCATCAAGATATTGATTTAAGGCTTCTAAATTCACGCTTCACGACCCCACACAATCGCCTGATCTTGCAATGACGCCACTGTATCAAAAAAGGTGTCGCTTGGATAACGGGATTTATGATTTTCTGACGTATACCTGCGAACATTAGCACGATCTAATTTTATTAAACGGCTAGTGACCTGAAGCTGAATAGTGCTTGTCTCGCTACTATCAGCAATGTCCATCGTATCCATTTCACCGCTAAACACTTCAGCAGTTGCATAATACAAATCACTCGCATCAATATCAGAAGGAGTATCGTTCCACTCAGATGTATCTATCCAAACGCCA